GCGCAAAGCCAGGGATGGATTCCGTTAAGCGAGCAGATGCCGCCAAGTCGTCATGAGGTTTTGGTCGGGCGTTGGTGGGGAGAGAAGCCGCGGTGGTGTTGCAAATGGGCAACGTATATCCCTGGCCACCCCGATGCGCAGAGTAGCGACTGGTTGATCCCCGGCGCGTCATGGACGCCAACTCACTGGATGCCGCTGCCGGCAGCGCCCCGCAGGAGGTGAGTCATGGCTGAGTTACGCGCGGGAGGTATGGCATTGATCATTGATAGCGCCACATCTGAGGAGATTGGCAGAGGTGTGCAAGCCGTGAGCCTCATACCTGGTCGCGGTTCATTCACATCACCGCACGGAAGGCCATCAAACAACGGTGGCGATATTCCGGCATGGCTGGTAACGGGAAACGTTGTTGCGAAATTAGGCAAAGAGTCTCCGCAATGGGCCGGGAATGGCTGGGCGCTTTACCCGCCGCAGTACCTGATGCCAATCGATGGCGACGACTTCAGCAATGAGGGTGAACGACAGAAGGAGAGGAGCATGCCTAAATCCCCCGCCGAACGCAAAGCCGCGCAGGAGGTAAAGATCTGTTTGGCTGGAAGTGAGGGCGTGGTAATGTGTTTACCTATTCTTCATTTGCTTAGGTGGCGTGAAAATGCTGTATACAGTGACGTTCAATGAGACAGAGCGGAAGGAAGATATTGAACTTAGCGCGGATGTCAGGGCGGGTGATTTGCTGTCATTAACGCTCGATGGCGTGAAAGATGACTACACGGTGATGACAGTAGGCGGTCCTATCATTGGCAATACCTGTGTCCCATCAATAATCCGGGTAAAAAAAGCTCAGAAATAATGATGTATAATCCCCTCCACAGCAGAGGGGATTTTTATGACAAACAAAAAAATGACACCTGCCGAAAAGCTCAAAGCATCGCGTAAGCGGTATAAAAAAATCTGGCTTCAACTGGATATCGCTAACGCCAAGCGATTTGACGAGAAAGAAGTGCTTTCCGTTGACACCTACAGATCGTCCTATGAAACACGAAAAAAAGAGGGAGGACGGCAGATTGACTACACCACCTTGGAACATAACAGCCAAATCGAAAGACGATCAGGACAAGGTCAACGTCGACCTCGCTGCTTCCGGCGTAGCCTACAAAGAGCGCCTGAACATGCCGGTTGTCGCCGAAGAAGTAGCGATTATCAGGTAGGGAAGGGCGTATTTAATTTCGAGTGAGGAAGTACAGGGGAGGAAAAATCATGCTAGATCTTGAAAGCATTTATAAAAATGTAAGTGTGGAAGATGTTCTTCTGTATTTTTCACCTATTACTCCATACCCTAGCATCGACCGTATGTATGTTAGGTATAACTTTGATGTTGTTGCTAATGGTGAGTTACTAAGGACTCATGACAGACTGTTCAAGGAAGGAAAACTAAAACATACAGGCCAACCTCTTCCCGATAAAGGTCCTAACTGGAGAGAACCTGAATTTGTCAAAGAAAAACGGTATGGGGTTACCTAGGAACTCTCAACTTCCAGTAGCCTAGGGATACAAGGAAAACAACAGTTGGTATCGTATATGAATAAAACATTACTTCTGGTTTGTGCTGTTCTTATATCAAACTTGGCACTTGCTGTAGAACATAATATTGAAAAAGGAGTTCTGTAATGAGTATGAATTTGATAAAACTTGCAAGGAAACTAGTGACCTTACAAATTTCTGCAGATGAATTCGAAACCCATTTTTTCAATATGTGGCGAAATGAAGGGAGAACTGGCCAGCTTACACAAGACAGTAAGGATATTGGAGAGTGTGCGTCTGAACTTTTTATTCTTGCTGATTGTTATACATCGGATTCCGTGAGAAGAGAGAGCGAGTTGGATTCAGATGGTTTGCGCAAGGAGGTTAAAGCTACTCTTGCGAAGTATCAACTCCTGTAACTTTTCCAATTGGTTCTGAGATAAATGATTGATTTTGAAAGTATGGCACATGCTATCGGAGCCTGAGCAATTCCTGTGACCTATGCGCTCTGCATGCAGCACTTTAACTTTCAGGGAGTGACGCGTGCGACAACAACTTCCACGACGATCTCTTAAGTTCCACTTCCACCTTACCTGCGATAATGGGTCGCTTTCGTCCTTGCGCACGCTATCAGGAGAAGACCAGGCAGAACACCAGATGTTCCACCTAATGAACCAAACCTGCACCGGTGTTTATTAACACTTGTTCCTTGTCATTAACCATTACTCATCTTTTGTCAGAAAGGCGGTGCAATATGTCATATGGATATTTCCAAATAATTTGGATTTTAATGCTGCAAAATCTTCGGTTATTTTAACTAAATATCATATTTTGCTATTTCATCACTGCATTGTTCAAATAGGGACTTGTACAACACACAAAATATGCCTTTGGCCAACGTGCAAAGCTTTTACCTCCGTCAACCGGTAAAAATAAACAAATGCACCAAAGTTTCGATTTTGATTATCTCCTTTGAAAATAGGGGCTTGTAGGACGATCTTCATCTGCCATCATATCTTCCGCTACCGTGAAATTTTCACATGTAAGTGATTTAACATTAATTTATACTGTATAAAAAAACAGTATATGGTTTGCTTCCGGGAGGTAGGGATGCGCAATGAGAGTAATGAGTACTACGATCTGGTTAAACGTTCTACAGGTGAAGTTGTTGGCAGCATCAGGGCAGCAGGCCGGGTTCTGGTATACACGGCAAATGGTGTTACTTCTATGCGACCACTGCTTGAGGACGAGGGAGTATTTAATCTCAACGCAATGACCAGTTTTCTTCATCGCCTCGGCTACCGGGTTATCCCGCCTTCTGATAATATGAAATCAACGGCCTGAACAACCGTTGACCTACTGCGCCACGGAGAGAAACCATGGCGCAATTGCACTTAATAAAGCAGTCACAAGGTTTACTGATCCCTGCCACGCAGGAGACCAGCGATTTCTTGCAATCAAAATGCAAGCTCGGCGCCGTTCTGGAGGCCGACTTTAAGCTTGTCCGCAATCCGGCGTTTCACCGCCGTTACTTTGCTTTACTCAATCTCGGCTTTGAATATTGGGAACCTACCGGCGGGGCGATTTCGTCTAACGAGCGCAGGCTTATCACAGGTTACGCCAAATACCTTGCTGCATATGGCGGGAGTGAATCGGCGTTACTTGATGCCGCCGGGCAATATCTCGACCGAATAGCCGAAAAGCGATCCGGCTATATCAGTATTTGCAAATCCTTCGATGCTTACCGGGCGTGGGTCATCGTTGAAGCCGGCCACTATGACGCCATACAGCTGCCGGATGGCACACTGAAAAAACACCCTCGCAGCATTTCTTTCGCCAGCATGGACGAATGCGAATTCCAGGAACTGTACAAAGCATCGCTCGATGTTCTCTGGCGGTGGATCCTCTCTCGTTCGTTCAACAGCCTGCAGGAAGCTGAGAACGCCGCCAACCAGCTTTTAAGCTTCGCGGGGTGAAGCCGATGAAACGCTCATGGTTTCACCATCTCGAATGCACAACGCAGCAGGCCGAAGAATTGGTAGCGAGATATCGTCAGCGGGGCGTAAAGGTCGAACGAAGCTTAAACCCTGACTTTATGACATGGACCGTCAGCGTGCAGCTGGTGGAGGACAAAAATCCGCCGCGGGCAGATTCTCGCTGGCGTAACAGGATGTGGGAGTGAGTATGGCGAACCTTCGCAAAGAGGCCCGAGGCCGCGAATGCACAGTACGTATTCCCGGGTACTGCAATGGCAATCCGGAAACCAGCGTACTGGCGCATTACCGCCTGGCGGGTACCTGCGGAACTGGATGCAAGCCTGATGATACCCAGGGAGCGATAGCCTGCAGTGCTTGCCACGATCTCATTGATGGCAGAACGAAAACCACCGATTACACCCGCGACGAACTGCGTCTGATGCATGCCGAAGGCGTGCTCAGAACAGTGGCTATATGGAAAAAAGAGGGGTTACTGAAAGCATGAAACTCGAAGCATCCTTAAAACATTTCAGCCCTCAGGG